GATCGCGTGCGCCGTATCCTCGGGCGCGGCGGCCTGCCCTCGCCAATCCGAGCCTCGGCGTACATCCATTCCGAGGACGTGTTCGCCGAGCATCCGGTGCCCAACATGACGGCAGAGGAAAAGTATGCCGCGATCGAGGCGAACCGCCCCATCTGGCACGCCGAGCTGGACTCCGAGCAACTGTACTACCCCTATCCGCGAGAGACGGCATGAGCCTCCTGGAACTGCATGGCGGCGGCCCGACGTCCTGCGGCTATCATCGCATTGACCTCCCGTTCGGCCAGCTGAAGGTCGAGCCCAAGGTGCCCGTGCTGGTGTTCAACCGGTATATGCAGCAGGGCGCCGGGGCGCTCGTCGCCAAGCGCCGGCAGGGCTTCAAGATCGTTGCCGACCTCGACGACTTCTGGGACTTGCCGCCCGAGCACTACTTGGCGGGCGCGTGGAACGCCAGCGGTACGCCCGCCAAGATCCGCGCGTGCCTGGCCGCCGCTGACGTGGTGCTCGTCACGAACGTGGCCCTGGCCGATCACGTCCGCGCGCTGAACCCCAACGTGGTCGTCGTGCCCAACTCCCTGCCGTTCGACGAGGGGCAGTTCACGCGCGCGACGCCGGGCTCCGAGACCTTCGTCTACGCGGGTGGCCCGAGTCACGTTCCCGACGTCGCGCCCTCGGCCGAAGCCTTCAACGACCCCCGTGTCATCTTTGCGGGTGACGATCCGAAGCACCCCGAGTGGCTGAAGATGCGCCAGTACGCGCCTCGCGCCCGGTACGTCGCCTCGCGCCCGGTCAGCGCGTACATGCCTGCTTACGACGGCCACATCGCGGCCCTTGCGCCGCTGGCGGACAACCCGTTCAACCGCTGCAAGTCGAACCTCAAGATGCTGGAGGCGGGCGCGAAGGGTCTGCCGCTGATTGCTTCAAACATGTCGCCCTACGCCAACGATACGGCTGCGGGGAATGTCCTGCTCGCTGGCAGCACCGCGGAGTGGCAGGCGCACCTGCGCTTCCTGCGAGAGCGGCCGGCCCGCGCGGTGGAGCTGGGAGAAGCCCTCGCCGCCCACGTCCGCAGGCGCTATCAGCTGCGCGACGCCAACGAAACCCGCCGGCAAGTCTTGGAGAGCTTCGCATGATCCACTACGTCTCCCCGTGGACCGAGGGCAACATCGGCCGCGGCTTGAACGAAGCGATCGCGCGGCTGCCCGACGAAGACTGGGTCTGTGTGCGCGATGGGGACACCCTGTTCCTGGAGCCCGATTGGGGCCGGCAGATTGCGGCCATCGTGGAAGCCAACCGCGATCAGTTCGATCTCATCTCTTGCATGACCAATCGTCTCAAGGCGAGCTACCAATTGCATGACGGGCGGATCAGCGATGAGCCGGACCTGAATACCCACATTGGCATCTCCCGCCAGCGCCGCCTGGCGCACGGCACGCACGTCGAGCCAACGCCGCTCGGCCCGCTGGCCGCGATGCTTCTGCTGTTCCCCAAGTCGCTCTGGGCGGCGCATCCGTTCGAGGAACGCACAATCTACTTCGATCAGCTATTCTGCGCCGAGGCGCGCGCACGCGGCGCTCGACTTGGGGTAGCATGGGGCTTGTACGTCCTGCACCTCTATAGGTGGGGCCACAAAAACCCAGCGGCATACACGGGGCACCTCGCATGAGTCTGGTACCGCTCGAAACTCTCAAAGCGCAGCGCAAGGTGACCTACGCCGTCGAGGACGACTTGCTGCAGGGCTACCTCGACGCCGCCGACGTGCACGTCCAGAACTTCCTGAACCGCAATGTCTATGCGGATTCCGGGGCCTACGCGGCCGCGATGGCGCAGGCAACGACCGACCTGGCTGCGGCTGACGCCGCTTGGGGTGCCGCGACGGCCGCATGGCAGGCATTGCCAGCGGGCGATATGGCCGACCTCGCCTACGAGAAGCTGACCGCGGACTGGAACGCCGCGAAAGAGGTGTACCTCAAGGTCGCCTACGGCAAGGTCATCACCCCGAACATCTCGCAGGCGATCGTGTTGCTGGCCGCCGGCTGGGACGCGAACCGCGAGTACGTCATCACCGAGTTGAGCAATGCGATCGAGCTGCCGATGGGCGTCGTGGCGTTGCTCTCCCCCGACCGCGTGCGGCAGGGTGTCTGATGGCACGCTCGGGGGCCAAGCGCCACTCGATCACGCTGGAGCACCAGGAGACCAGCGGCATCGACGAGTACGGCTCGCCGATCACCGCATGGGTTGCGCAGAGCCCCGACGTTTGGGCGAGTATCGAAGCGCCGAGCGCCAAGACGATGCGCAACGCGGGCGAGAAGGTGCTGGGCGGCGCGGTGACCGGCGTGGACTTGCTGGAGGTCACCCTCTACCCCGTCGACGGCTTGGAGCCGGTCAAATGGCGCTTTCGCTGGAACGGCCGCGTTTACGACATCAAGACCGCGCGCCTGAGTAACGACATGAAAGACCTGATCCTGCTGGCGATGGTGGGGGCCTCCGATGGACTTTAGTTTCCAGACGCCCAACCTCGCGGCCTACGAGCGGCATTTGCTCGCGATGGGCACGAAGGCAGCGCGCGCGGCGGGCCGCAAGGCGCTGCGCCAGGGCACCAACATCGTCCTGGCCGAGTCCCGCCGTCTGGTGAAAGCTGGGCATCCGCAGTTCCCTGAGAAAATCACCGGGCTCATGGCGCGTTCGCTCTACACGCACGACCGCGGGATCATGGGCGACACGATCCTTTTCAGCGTCGACCTGAAGGGCATGGCGTTCTACGGCCGGTTCGTTGAGTTCGGCACGTCGCGCTCGCGCGCCTACCCCTTCATGCGCCCTGCCGCGGAGAATACCGCGCAGGAAGCCGTCGGCGTCATGGCCGGTACGTTGGCCATCGAGATCCAAGGTTACTGGGGGGCGTTCGGATGAACCTCGAAACGCAGATTGTCGCTTCGCTCACGCCGATTGCCGTCACGACGCCCTTCGCCGACGCCGACCCCACGGCACACCCGCGTATCACGTACCAGACGGTCACCGGCAGGTACAACGAGAACCTGCGGGGCTCGGGCCCCTACCGGGGGGCACGGCAGATCGACGTGTGGGCGCTCAGCTACGGACAGGCGCATGGACTTGCCGATCAGTGCAAGGTAGCATTGCGCGCGGGGCTGAATGTTGGGTCCATCACGGACAACCCAGACGATTACGAGACGGACACGAAGCTCCATCGGGTCAGTTTTGACGTTGCAGCTTGGCTTAAATAACTCACTGAGGACACCGGCATGAAAGCAATCACCTCGTTTCTCCTGATGGTCCGGGCCTTCGTGCTCTCCGTCGTCACCCCCGCCCATATCGTCCGCCATACCGGCTTGCGCTACGGCACCAAGGCATCCCCCGGCGTCAACGAAGCGGTCAGCACCCAGGGCTTCATGCTGGAGGTCGACACGTCGGCGGCGCCGCACACCACGCCGACTTGGGTTGAGGTCGGGCAGGTTACCGACATCCCCGATCCGTCGCAGGAAGCCTCCGATCTGGACGCCTCCAATCTGCGCAGCTTGGCGAAGGAGTACATCGCGGGCCTGCAGGACTCACAGTCGGTAACCATTACCGGCCAGCGTATCGCCACCAACGAAGGCCAGAATTTCCTGCGGGACAACTCCGGTGCGGCGGGGGTCTTTCCGTTCCGCAATACCTACTCGGACGGCTCGGTCCTGACGTATAGCTCGACCATCAAGAAGTTCGGCGTCACCGGCGGCACCGACGCCGTGATGATGTTCACCGCGACCGTCCGCCCGTCCGGCGCGCAGGTCTGGAGTGGCACCGGCGGCCCGACCACCTGATCCCGCAGCGACCTTTGCCGGCCCTTCGGGGCCGGTCTCTTTCCAATCCTGCCTACTGGAATCCGACATGCCCCTCACGCGCGAACAGATCCTCGAAGCCTCTCGCAAGCTTCCCTTCACCGACGTGCCCGTGCCCGAGCTGGGTGGCGACGTGCGCCTCACGGCAATGACCGCCAGCGCCCGCATGGACTGGGAGAAAAGCTCGTTCCCCGAGGGCACGGCGGACTTGCGCGAGTACAGCCTCGGCTTGATCTCGCGTAGCCTGATCGGCGACGACGGCAAGCCGATGTTCTCGACCGACGAGATCGGCGAGTTCGCCCAAAGCAGCGTGGTCACCCTCGCTGGCGCCGCGCGCAAGTTGAACGGCATCGGCGCCGAGGCGGTCGCTGAAGTCGAGGGAAAATCCGAAGGGAGCCCGGTCGAGCCTGGCGATTCCAACTCGCTTGGCGACTCGGGTTCCCCCACCCGGACCTGATGGTCGAGGGGTTGAACTCGGTGCAGCTTGCCGAGATGGAAGCCTACGCACGGATCGAGCAAGACCCCGAGGGCGAAGTGGCGCGGAGTGCGAGGCTGGCGACTGAGGCGCGGGTGAAGGCGGAAGAGTCCAAGAACCGATTTATCCGTGCGTCGAAAGCCGCCGAGGAAGCAGCCCATGGCAACCGTAGCAACGCTTGAAACCCGGATGGCTCTCAACTCCACTGCCTTTCGGCAGGGGATGATCCAAGCAGCCAACCAGGCCAACGCATCGCTCGGTTCGATCAGCAAGCAAGCGGGCGCTACGGCGTCCGTTCTGCTGTCCCTCAAGCGCGCGGCCAATACCTTCGGTAGCTTTTACCTCGTCAAGGAAGGTCTCAGCTCGCTGATCGAGGCGCAGAAGCAGCTGCAGGCCATCCAATTCACGCTGATGGCAGCCACCGGCTCGTCGACGCTGGCCGCCGACGCTTTCCAGTTTGTGCGCGACGAGTCCCAGAAGCTCGGCCTCGTGTTGCCGACGGCGGCGCAGGGCTTCGCCAATCTCTCCGCGTCGGCCACCGCGGCCGGCGTGAGCCTGTCGGACCAGAAAGAACTGTTCGATGCCTACGCGCGTTCGTCGACCACGCTGCACCTGAGCACCGAGCAGTCCAGCCGTGCGCTGCTGGCGCTGGAGCAGATGTTCGCCAAGGGCACGATCCAGGCGCAGGAGTTGCGCCTGCAGCTCGGCCAGGCCATTCCGGGCGCCGCGCAGCGCTTCCAGAACGCGGTCATGGAGATGACCAAGGGCACGTCGCTCGCCGGCAAGTCTTTCGACCAGCTTCTCGCTGCCGGCGACCTGACGACCTCCAAGTTCCTTCCCGCGCTCGTCAAGGCGCTGCAGGAGTCGGGCCGTGGCGTCGAGCAGGCCGCGCAAGGCTTGCAGGCCAACTTGAACCGTGTGCAAACCGCGTGGTTCAACCTCAAGACCGAGGTGAGCGGGGGCCTCTTCAACGACGCGGCGACGGCCGGCGCTGGCCTTCTGGCCGACAATCTCTCGCGCATCGCCGGGCTGGTCACGCTGATCGGTGCGGGCGGTCTGGCCAAGATCAGCGGTGGCGCACTGGACTCCGGCGCCAGCAAGGTCGCGCGGCTGCAGCAGGAGTACAAGGGCGCCCAGATGGCGGCGGCGGCTGAGGTCAAGTACGCCAGCGCCATCGAGGCGACGGCTGCGGCAAATCTACAGCGCGCCGAAGCTGCGGCGCTGGAGAACCAGGTCGTCAAGGACGCGGCAGCTTCGGCGTTGGCCGACGCGAAGGCGCGCGAGATCGAGGCGTTCGGCATCAAGGAAGCCGCGCTCGCCGAGATGCAGCGGGTGGAAGCGGCGGCAGCGCTGAACGAGTCGATGGCCGCCGGCACGGTGGCGAAGCGCACCTCGGCAGAGCTGGACGTGCGTCTGGCCGCCACGAGCAAAGCGCTGACCGCGGCTGAAGCTCAGCTCACGGCGTCCTTGGTCACCCAGGCTGCGGCGCGCGACACTCTGGCACTCGCCGAGGGCCGGCAAGCCGCATTGCGCGGTGGTGTGCTGGAAGCTTCCGCCGCAGCGACGGCCGCAGCAGCGACGGCCGCCGAGGTTCGAGCCGCAGAAGTAGCGCTTGGCGGGTTCGCTGCCGCTGCGGGCCGCGCGGCCAAGTCCTTCGGTGCGTTCGCGATGGGCCTCGTCGGCGGCCCGTGGGGCCTGGCGGTCGCGGCGATCGGCGCAGTGGGCTACGCGATCTACAAGGTCAACGCGAATTGGGACGAGTACCTCAAGCACGCGGATGAGGTTGCCAAGTCGAACGAGGAAGTCACGCAGACTCTGAAGGATATGGCGGCCGCCTACACCGACGTGGCTACCCGCCCGGATGCCGGCGCGCTCTCCGCGGGGCTGGACAGCGCGGGTAAGGCTGCAGCGGATGCCCGGAAGGAACTGGACGATCTGATCGCCAAGCGGGATGCCCTCGGAAAGCTATCGACTCCGGGGCTGGTCAGCTTGCCCGGAGTCGACTCGGCCGCGTCATCGGCGATCGGCGAGCTGGACGCGAAGATCGCGCACGCGCGCGGTACGCTGGACGACCTCACCGCGGCATCCAGCAAGACGCAACAGGAGCTTGCCGCCGAACTCGCCCCCGCGGTGGTGAACAGCGTCGGCCCGGCGCTTGACTTGCTGGCCACGCGGGTCTACGGCGCCAAGGATGCCTTCGCGGCGCTGCAGGGTCTCGCCTCGATCCCGTCATCTTTCGGCGACTTGGTGGCGCAGGCGACCGACGCGAGCAAAGCGTTCAAGGCGTACTCGGCGGAATCGGAGGCCGCGGCAGCTGCGTCGCTGAAGTCGATCCAGAAGCACGGCAAGTCGAATGAAGGGTTGGCGCAAGTTCGGCTGGATCTGCTGAAGAACTCGGCGGCTTGGAAGAACATGACCGCCGACCAGCAGTCGGCGGCGGTAGCACAGGAACAGACGGAGGCTGCTCTGGGCCGCGGTCTCGACGCGCTCAGCAACAAGACCAAAACACACAAGAATACGGTCGACAAAGCTGCCGAA